GATTGCAACGCCATCGCTTCTGACCATGTTTTCCCTAATCTTGGGATGAAGACCAATTACATCCGAGCAAAAAGGGAAGGCAAGAAGTGGACACGCAGGCTCATTAGGCGCGTCCAAACATGCACGCAATGTGGCAGAACCTACTGGCTTCGCCATGACGCAACACATATGCTCTGTAGTGACTGTGCCCCCCTGGCGAGCATGACACCAGATCAACGATGGGAGGCTAGATGGACGACATAACGCGTGTTCGGAAACAGATCAAAGCTCGGGTTTTGGCGGCGGGGAGTTATAGCAAAATTGCTCGCGAGATGGGTGTAAACTCGGCTACCCTCTGGCGCTTCTTGAATGACTATTACGAGCCGAAGCGGCCTAACATCCGCAAGGCGCTTGGGCTGGAGGAAGCTCATGCAGAAAACTAAGATTATCCCCACGCCCTACGGCGAGCTGGTGACGCAGGTCGGGCAGCAGAAGATCGTGGATGCCCTGACGGTCGAGGTCTTGTATGGGCATCTGACCCGCCAGGCTGCCGACATGCTGATCGAGGCCCGGAATTGGGATGGCGCTCTGATCGTCCTGCGCCGACTGAACCAGGAGAAGCATATGCCCACGAACTGACCGAGCCGCCCACTCACTTCAAATCTCAGGAGACGACATGAATATCAAGGATAGCTTTCCCTCGAAGTGGCTCAAAGCGGATGACCTCGAAGGCGACATGAACCTGACGATCAAGGGTGTTGAGCAGGAAATGCTCGATGACGGCCCCAAGCCTGTAGTGTCCTTTCGAGAGATCGAGAAGGGTCTGGTGCTCAACAAGACCAATGCCCGGACCATCGCCAAGCTCTACGGCGTAGAGACCGGCGCTTGGGCAGGAAAGACGATCACGATTTTCCCGACCCAAGTTGATTACCGGGGTGAGCAGGTTGCCGCAATCCGTGTGCGCGTGGCAGCCCCGCCGGTCAACGGAACGAAGGCCATCCCTACGAACGTCCCCGAGGACGAATTCCCATTCTAGGTTCAACCGGCTGGCCCGTCCGCGACAAGCCAGGAGGGCGCTGCCGCGGTCGGCGGCATAGGCGGCGGGCCGGCCGGATCTGTGGAGATGACATGAGACGTGCTGCGAAAGTGGACACCAACCAGGCCGAGATCGTTCAGGATCTTCGAGAGCTGGGATGCACGGTGCAATCCATCGCCTCAGTGGGCCGAGGTGTACCGGATTTGCTGGTCGGATGGAAGGGGAAGAACTACCTCTTCGAGATCAAAGATCCAGCCAAGGTGCCCAGCAAGCGGATCCTCACGGAAGACGAACTGAGCTGGCAACTCGCTTGGCGTGGTCAGGTTCGCACGATTGAGAGCACGTATCAAGCCCTGGAGGAGATGGCATGAAAGATAACCGCTTCGAACTCTGGACGGACATCAGCGTCAATCAGAACTGCAAGCCGGGGAACAGCAAAATTTACCCCATCGACTTCGGCAAGATGAAGGCGGCCGGGATTGACGGCGTGGTGATCCGCAAGAGTTATGGAACCTATCGAGATGTGGCCTTTTCGGCCAACTGGCTAGCTGCCTTCGCCGCTGGGCTCAAGCGGAGTTTCTATGCCGTGTTCTATCCCCAACTCGACTTTGAGCGGCAAGTCGAGGCGATGACGACCTTTGCCGATCGCAGTCCGTTCAACCCTGCCCCCGCGGATCGGCCGCCTTGGGCGGATCTCGAAGTCTCCCATGCTCTGCCGCTCTCGACGGCGATCAAGAACACGCTCGCCTGGCTCTACCGGATGAAGCTGTGGGCCGGCAGCGTGGACATCTACACGGGCCAGTACCGGTGGAATCGGTATTACTCCGACAAGGCGGGCTGGTGCGACGACTGGCGGCTCACGATCGCCAGCTATGGGCATGGCCTCCCGCTCTTGCCGACAGGCTGGCAATTCCATAAGGACGGGACGCCGACGGTGCGCGCCGAAGTCTGGGATGGCTGGCAGTACAGCGCCGACGGGAACGGCCTGGGCGCTCTCCTGGGATGCCACAGCCGGGATGTGGATCTGTCCTGGAGGCGCATCCAGATCCCCGAACACCAGTCGCTCCCCATTGACGGCCAGCTCGCCGAGTACGATGATCTGAGGGAGGCCCGATGAGCGCGGAGAGAACGGAACTTGAGCAGTCTTGGCTTAGGCTGATGCAAGAGATTGCCAAGCTGTCGGATACTTTGGGCAGAGATAGCGGAGACTGGTCGGAAGCAGATGACTGTACGCTCCTTCAGGAATTTGATCCTTGGGCTGTTATTCGGCAAGTCATCCAGGAGCGTTCCGACGCTGCGGCATTGCGGGAGCAAGTCGCAGAATTCGAGGCCTCCTTCAAGTTGTACGACGGGGCGATGAAACGAGCGACGAAGATGTGGCACGGGGCGGGCGGAGAAAAGCTTACTTGGCCGAGTGCCGACAAGATGATGGTATGGCTACTGGAGCGCATCCGACTGCTGGAAAAATGTCTCTTCGAGACAGTTGACGAGGGCGGCGTGCCGATGGGCTGGGAAATTCAGATGGACGAGGATACTGGGCTAGCGCGTCCAACAGATTGGCCTGGCCGCATTGCCCGAGAGCCCTGCGGCGGCGAGCGAAGACTGACGTGTTCCCGCGCGGAACACCACCCCGGAACATGTCAACAGGTTGAGGGGAGGGCGACATAATGACCTATCCTTTCGGGTAGTCTTTGAACGTGGGAGGGGCAGGGGTACTTGACTTTCAGAGATCTCAGCCTTTATAATCAGGCGGAGTTTGCAAGACAAGGGACGCAACCGACCAGTTCCCGGTTTCCGCCCCTGAGCGGGCTCACCGGGAACTGGTCGAAGTAAGTAAGGGGGCAAGACAAGCCGGACTAAATGGGCCAGGAGAGAATCTGCTATGAGGATGCCCAAGTGCGTGAGGCCCCTCTGCGACAATCGAGTTACTCAGCCGGATTACATCTATTGCCCCCAATGTTGGTATGAGATCCGCCCTCCCAGCTCAGGCGTCATCGCCCATGGACCTAAAAAGCGGAAGCCTAACTGCTGGGGTTGTGGTAAGTTCTTCTCTATCGCAGATCTGAGTCATGTTCTCTGTCATGCCTGTTGGGAGATCCTGAGCACGAAACAGCCTCGTGCTGCATGAACCCCAAGAATCGCATGATGGAGCTGGGCTTCCCCCAGGATCAGATCAGAGCCATCCGGGACCGCCTCTCGGACGAGAAGCTCATCAGCATCTTCGAGCAGCTCGATGCTATGCCCGAAAGCAAATTCCCCTTCGCTTCCCGCTTCTACTCTCTGGCCCTCAAGGCGATGGGCGATCTTCCAGGCACAAGCACCGCGCAAGAGAAGATCACCTCCGACGCTATGGAGCGCCAAGACGCCGATCGCCGGCGAGAGATACGCCTGATCCTGGACGCTGAAGGTCCTTCCTCGACCCAGAAGCTCCACAAGGCAATCGGCGGTCGCAAGGCGGGGCTGATCGCTGTGCTTAACATGATGGTCCGGGACGCAGAGCTGATCGTTTTCAAGGGCACGCGTGGGGCGAAGGTCTACCAGATCAACCCATCGGGGGAGCTATGATCTACGATCCCGAATTCGTCACACAGCGTCTTCGGCTATTCGCTGTTTGGCCCATGCTCAAAGTATTCGGCCTGGTCTGGATTATCTGGACAGGCATTGGCATCCGTCTGTGGGAGCTGGTGCTGCCATGATCCTCGTCAACCGATTTCTGACTTTGGCTGTAGTTTTGATGTGGGGTCTGATCTTGGCTTTGCTCTTGGAAGTCATGCTCTTCGCCTGGGACATTCTTGTTCTCGATCCGCTGTGGCCATTGTGGCATCCGCTATGGTATCCGTGACCTGTAACATCGCCTGGGGCTTCTGGATCTTCGCCCTGATGTTCGCCGGGCAGGTTCTCCTCGAAGTCGCAAGCTGATTTGAAATGACGAAATATATTGAGATCTTCAGCTGGACGGGCAGCATCCAAGCCTGGTTGGATAAGATAGTGCCCGAACGACCATTGTTGAATGTATGCTCGGGGCGACAGGCGTTCGGTGACGTTACCATAGACCTCTATGAGCCGGCCGACGTGCGAGGAAACTGGATGGCTCTGCCTTTTCTCCGAGATAGTTTTGGGGCTGTCTTTGCTGACCCTCCTTGGGATGCTGAGTATAAACAGCATGTGGCCAGATTCGTCCGGGAGGCTCTTCGTGTGGCTCCTGTCGCATATCTCATGGCTCCTTGGACTTACGGAGCTGCTTGGGCTCCCTTGACGCATTGCTGGGTTCGTTATATCCCAGGCGTAAATCGAGCTGTTCTACTCCAGCGATACAAGCGAATTTGACAACCTCGCCCTCCTGTGTTATCGTCATTGCCGGAGGGCACATGGACTCATTCTACAAATACGTCGGCGTTCGAGGTGTTCTTGCAATCGTCGTGACCATCGCAGTGGTCACGGCTCTATTTATGCAGTACGAAGTGCAAGCCCCGATGTGGTCGTTGCTTGGGCTGGCTTGGGGCGCTTACTTCCCGACCAACGGCAACTCTGCGGTCAAGGCGCTCACGGCCCCGAAATGAACCCAGTCGGCCGGCCTCCAAGACGCGGCAAAAAGCGTGCGCAGATCATCTTGGCGGCTCTGGAGGAGGGTAATTCCTACAGGGCCGCCGCCGGTTTGGCGGGCATTTCGGAAGATACTCTCCGCCGCTGGATGAAGGATTCTGCCAGTTTCGCGGTGAAAGTTGATGCTGCTCGGGCTCATGCCGAGGCCGATGCGGTGAGGAAAATGCACCTTGATCCGCTGGGCTGGAGGTTCGCCTTGGAGCGCCAATATGGTTGGCATGAACAGAAGCGTCTGGAGATCGAGAACCTTGCCGGCTTGAGGATTGTGGATGACGAAGCTCCTGGAGATCTCGCTTCCACGCCCGCACCCGAGACAGGCTGAGATCGAGGCATGTACAGCCAAGCGCATTGTGATCCGGGCGGGCAGGCGAGGGGGCAAGACCACGATGGCGGCCCGGAAGGCGATCATCGCCGCCGGGGCCGGTCGGCGGGTGCTCTACACGGCCCCGATCGTCGAGCAGACCGATGCCTTCTGGACCAAGTGCACCGACTGGCTGAGCGCCGCTTTCCTGACCAAGCTCATCGACAAGAACGAGACGCGCAGGCTTCTCGACTTCAAGCATTCGGGCGGGCGGATCACAGCTCGTACGGCCTTCAAGCCCGATCACCTGCGCGGCGACTACGGCGATCTGATCCTCTTCGACGAATACGCCTTCCAAGACCCCGAGGTGTGGGAGAAGGTGGGCGCACCGATGACGCTGGACAACGACGGCGATGCCTGGTTCATGGGCACTCCCAACAAGCGCAATCACTTCTACCGGCTCGATCTCCAGGCCAAGAACAACGACGACGGCCGCTGGGCCTCGTTTGCCTTCCCGTCGACCGAGAACCCCCACTTGAGCGCCTCAGCCCTGGCCGAACTTTCCCAGGACATGACGGCCGAGGATTATCGGCAAGAGATCCTGGGCGAGTTCGTCGAGGGCGAGGGGCAGGTGTTTCGGGTGCGGGATACGCACTTCTGGAAGCCCAATGGCGGCCATGCCGATCATCCCAAGGGCACTACGATCGACTGGGGGCAAGTGCAGGACTACACCTCGATCTCAGTCGGTTGTCTGCAATGTCACAAGGAGTTGGAGCTGATCCGCTTCCGGGGCATGAGCTATCCCGACCAGCTCCAGCGGATCAAGGAGCTCTATCAACGGGTCGGGGGCAGCATATGGGCCGAGGCCAACAGCATGGGTTTGCCCAACATCCAGCAACTCCAGGCGGACGGCGTGCCCGTCATGCCTTTCGATACCACGCTCCAGAGCAAGCGGCAGATTATTCAGGGGCTCAGGCTGGCCCTGGAGCGGGATGAGTGGCAATTCGTCGAGGATATGGTTGCCCGGCTTGAGCTCGAAGCCTATGAGGCGACGACCTCACCCAGGACTGGGCAGACGACGTACCAGGCGGCCGAGGGGGCGCACGACGACACGGTGATCTCTCGGGCGCTTCTTGTCTGGGCGGATGCCCAGGGGCACATCACATTGGGGTAGCTATGCGAGACATGCTTCTGACACCCCGGAACGCCATGCGAATTGCAGACTGGCCGTTTTCTGCCGGGCTGAGAGAGGGCGCTTACGAGCTCTCCACCGGCCAACGCCTTAGCAGTGGCAAGTATGCCAGGTCGGCCTGGGCCTATGCTGCCATGCAGATCCGGGCGACGGAACTGGCTCGGTTGCCGTGGCGCATTGTGCGCAATGGTGAGGTTGTTGAGAACCATCCCCTGCACGAGATGCTGGCCAACTTCGGCCGGGAGAGTAACTGGGCTGAGGTCATGGGTGCCTCGGAGATCGACATGCTCATGACCGGCGCAGGCTACTGGCTGATTGACGGAACCGAGCTCCGGCGCTTGAGCTCTCCCACGATGAGTGTGAAGGCGGACCGGAGTGGCATCCAGGAGTTCGTCCAGACGATCCAGGGCACAATCGTGAACCGTTTCAAGCGCGATGAGGTGGTCTACTTTCGTGAGCACGATCCAGACAACGATCTACTGCCAGGTGTGCCTGTGATCGACGTGATCAAGAGCGCCATTGCCCAAGAGTACGAGGCAAGCAGATACGTTGAAGCGCACTTCAAGAATGACGCTATTCCCAGCTTGTTGCTGAGCACGGAGCAAACTGTCCCCGAATCAGAAATGGACAAGATCATCCAGTGGTGGAAAAAGAGGTTTGGCGGATCGAGACGTGCGGGTGGTGTTGGCTTTGCCGATAAGGGGATGAAGGCAACGCTTCTGTCGGCTGACATGGCTAAGCAAGCCCTGGTCGAGATCCGGGAACAGGCTCGCAACGACATCTGTGTCGGCATGCGTGTACCCAAGGTCCTGCTCGACATTCAGGGAGCGACCTTCGCCAATGCTGCTGAGGGGCGAAAGTTTCTCCTCGAGGACACAGTGATCCCGCGGGCCGACTACTATGCCGACGTGATCAACGAGGACCTTGTAGATCAGGTTGATCCGAGCGTCACCTTCGAATTTGCCACGGATGAGCTAGAGATTCTCCAAGAGGATGCGACGGCCAAGTGGGCACGATTGGCTTCGGCGATCAATGCAGGGGCCATCACGCCTGAGTTTGCCCGGCAAGAGATGGGCTGGCCGGAGACGGCTGCCCCGGAGGTACAGGAGCAACCCCTGACTCCGGAGCAGATTGATCTCAGGGCATGGCGGCGGAAGTCGCTCAAAGCCCTGCGCAGTGCAGGAAGCGCCGCCGTGGAGTTCGAGAGTCGAGTGATTCGGTCTACAGTCCGGGCGGCGATCTCGGCCCAGCTTGCCGGGGCTAAGACCAGCACCGACGTGCTCGGCGTATTCGACGGGATGCGATGACGGACCTCGAGGACAAGAAGCGCCTGACGGCGATCGTGGCCCGACTCTTGGCAGAGCAGTTTCGGGCCGTCTCTGCGGAGCTTGGCCTGCCCGCGCGCGCGGAGGATTTGCCACCCTGGCCGCCTCGCAACACAGATGCCTGGCGACTGTTCTGGCGTGAGCAGGATAAGCTCATGCGCAGGGAACTCACACCGGTCCTGCGCAGTCTCGCCGACGGCAAGATGAGTGAGCTCATGCTGCTCGTCAAGACTGATGTGTGGATCGAGCTGGTAGATACGGCCATCGCCAAGGCGCAGGCGGCGATCCTGCTCTGGGCGGACAGCTACACCTTCGGGCTTGTGAAAGGGATCAACGAGACCAGCCGGAACGTCATCGAGGACGCTCTGCAAAAAGCATTGACATTGCCGGGCTTTACGCGCGAAAATCTTGTAGCCGAGCTGGCCCCCACGTTCGGAGCCAACCGGGCGGAGATGATCGGGGTTACTGAGGTCACTCGGGCCTATTCGGAGGGGCAGCAGCTCGGCGCTCAGGAGCTCAAGGACGTGGGCATTATCGCTGTGGCGGTTTGGCACGTGAACGAGGGCTCGACCACGCGGGAGCCGGACGAGTGTGATGACCGGGATGAGCTGCCCGAAAGCGAATGGCCGACTGACGAATTCCCGCCACTCCACGTCAATTGTGAATGCACTGTGACCTATGACATCCGGGGGCCGGCATGATCGAGACGATCACCATCGAGGGGATGCCTGGATTGATGCTGGCTCTGAACGGCCTGGCTGATGGCAAGTACCGGAAGCCGGCCATGCAGGCGATTGGCGAGATTGTGCGGGCCGAGGCTGCACCTTACCCGCTGCTGACGATGGCAAACAGCCCGCTCAACCCGACTGGCCGCTGGTATCAGCGGGGCTATGGGCCTCGCTCGCGCACGGGCTGGAGCCGAGAGAGCTCGGAGCATCTGAACAAGAGCTGGTACGTCAGTGCCAGCGTCGATCAGGTGGAAGTGGGCAACAAGGCCAGTTACGGGATCTTCGTCCAGGGCGATGAACAGGCGGGCTTCCATGGAGAGCGGGGCTGGAAGGTGCTCTCTGTCGTCGCCCGAAATAAGCTCGATGAAGCCATCGAGATCATCTGGAAGTACGTCGAGAAGGTGTGGAACACATGAAGATCAGACTGAGAGACACTGGCGCAATCCGGGCTGTGCTCGACGGTGAGATCAAGCGCCTTGAGGTCCTGGCTGCCCCCTTCGGCGCGCCGGATCGTCTCGATCGGCTTCACCAGTACCTCGATGCCCGCACCGACTTCATGATCAACGTGGGCGATCGCCGGCCGACGCTCTACTTGCATGGCTACTCGCCGCAAAGCCGGGCGATTGAAAAGCCTGTTTCCCTGGGTGCTTCGGAGGTCAGTCGGATCGACGAACGCGGTGTGTGGATGATCACGCCCGATCTCTCGCAGCATCCCCTGGGCCTGCGCACCTGGCAGGCGGCGATGGAGGGGAACGCTGGTGCATCGACCGGCAGTGTAAACTATCTTGTGAGGCCCCCCGACAATCGGCCTGGACACGTAGATGTCTGGCCGATTGCGGAGCTCTCGATCTTCGACAAGGGACCGGGCCGTGTCCCAGTCAGCGATGATGCCATTGTCTTGCCCATGAGGGCATTCTTTTCACAGGTCGGTCTTGATCTTCCGACTGCGTTCGAGGCCGGTGAGGATAAGGACCAGGACGAGGCGGATCGACCTCCAATCCGAACGACAGGAGTGTTTGACATGGACGCTGAGATTTTGAAGGCAATCAACGACGGCATCTCTGCGGCTTTCGTGGCCCAGAACGTGGCCGTTGCTGCGGCCGAGACGGAGCGCGCTGCGATGCGTGCTTCGATCCTCGAAGAGCTGAAGAAGGATCCGGTGCAACGCCGGGCCGTCTTCAACGTCACTGAAGCTGACCCGACCAAGGGCCAGGACGCCGGCAAGCAAGAGACTTACGCCTACATGCGCGCGCTGGTCGAGGATGCGCGGCGTGTGGCCGACGGCGGGCTCCCGCTGCGATTCGCAAGTGCCAAGCGAGGGCTTGAGGAAAGCGAAGCGGCCGAACTCGGTGTGCTCGTCCCGGACGATCTCTATGCCGGGATCAGCGAAGAGCGAGGCAAGTACTCCCTCGTCCGCCGGTCAGGGATGCGCACGTTCACGACCGACAAGCTGACCTTCACCGTGCCAGTCGCCACAAGCATGGCGATCATCCCGACGGTTGCCGAGGAAGGCGCGTACGTCGAGAACGCACCGGCGACCGTCGCCAAGACCGTGACCTTGCTCAAGAAAGGCTCGCTCGTCACGGTGTCCGAGGAGTCACTGGAAGATATCCCGGTGCTTCAGCAATGGCTCACGAGCGAAGCCGGCAAGGCGCTGGCACTGGCCGAGAACAAGGTGCTCTATGACCTGCTCGCCTCCATCGATGGTGTTGAGATCGC